CCTACAGTTTCTGACGCTGTGCAGCGCCAGTGTACTACGTTAATTCCACCTGTTGCGATATCGTGTTCGCATGTGGGGATAGTCCAAGTGTATTCGATAGCCATTGTGATTTCTCCAAGTTAAATTGCGGCAATGATAAATGCGAGAAGCTCAGGGTAACGAACACCAAGGCGAGTGCGTTCTGTTGCACCCTCTGGGGCTTCCTCCAAGGTCTCATATGTGTCTGTGCGGGTGTAGGCTTCCTTGGCTTCTACAGCCTCAGTGACCACGTTACCGTCTTCGTCCAAGACCTCAGCTACAGCCTCAACAGCAGGAACCTCAGTCTGTGTCTCCCACCAAGTGCTAGAGATGAACATGGCGTAACGACCAGCGTCCAAGCCCTCAGCAGCGAAAGCATCCTGCAAGTCCTGTGCGATAATACCGAAGTGAATACGGGCGTCATCACCCTTCTCAGCTACAGCATCAATCCAGCGGAACTTACGGAGTAGACCTTTGCAAGCTACAGCTACACGTTGCTCTGCATCAGACAGGGCTTCGATGTCCTGCTTCTCGTTGCGGTCAGATGTTTGGATAGTGCCGTTAGTGGCGTAGATGTCGTCGAAGCGGTAAACACCTGTCCCTAAGTCAACAGCGTTGTCTTGAAGCGCCCCTGTGTTATCGGTTGGCCCCCAATAACCATTCGCATACCGAACACCTTTATGTCCAGATGCGGTTGAGTAGACAAGCAAGTCACCGCTAATAGTCCCAATACTCCCCACAGTGGTGCCGTCTTTGCGGAGGTCAATCAGGGTGCCGTCATTGCTAAGTCTGTTTAAATAAAGAGGCTGACCGCCAGAACGTGCTATACCAATGTAATCTGCGCTTGAGTTAAGTTGAATACCTGCATTACTTGATGATGACGCAACACCTGAACTCGTAGTCCCCACAAGCAGGTTACCGCTCGCATCGAGGCTTACATCAACGCTACCCGACTGATTAAAACGCATTAGGTTGTTGTTCTGGTCTATATAGCCCGACCCTTCAGAGTTGGTTAGCGTTATGCGTGATGGGTTGCCACTCGCATTGTTTACTAAAAGGCCAAAGTTGGTTGCACCTGCTGTCAGCTCAAGGACTTCACTAGGCGAATTCGTCCCAATGCCAACATTATTGCTGGTATCCAGTGTCATAGCAGTGCTCGTGGCGTTATCATCAATGCCTTGCGAAGTAAATGCACCACCTACATCCAGCGCACCACTGACATCAGCATCGCCAGCAATATCAGCGCCGGTTGTGCTTAGGTTTACCGTCTTGCTTCCAATGTATCCCGCCATTAGGTTTGCTCCAGAACGCTTACGATAACATCCGTTGAACTGGCTGTGTCGCTGGTGACAACCACGGTGTCAGCCGCCTCTAAAATGATCTTACCGTCCAGCACACTCAAAGCTGAGTTGGCTGGGATCGGAGCGCCCTTGACCAAGTAGACGCCAGCGCATTGGACATCCACGGCGATCTGGCTGGTTGTTGTGTTTGACAAGTTGCAGCCCATCATGATCGCGGTAGTTGAAGCGGGAACCGTATATACGGTTGTAGCCCCCGTTCCGACTGAAGCAGAGGTGTAATTTTTAAACGTGTTAGCCATTGTCTATCCTAGCGCAATATTTAGATCAAAAAGGTTGTCAGCGTCCTCAACGGTAAACCCGATAAACACAATCCCATCGCCGGTTAGATTAATCGCGGCATCGCTGTTGCTGCTCTCGATCACATTGCGGGTAAGGGTTGTGCCAGAAGCCGTATATACGCCCGTGCCGATTTCCCAGTTATTGCCATCCTCTAGGACGTATCGAACAACGTCACCATCGGTAACGCCAGATGCAGCAAATGTCTGGTAGCCATCCTCTGCTGCGCCGAGTGTAATGGTGCCGGTGCCAGTTGTACTGGTTGCCACCTTAGCTCTGTTTTTCAGCACAACCATATCTATACCTTACGCTGGATCTGGGATGCGGATGTCAGATGCAGTCAACGAGAATGTGTTGCCAGATGTAACCACCTGAGATGCCGACAGCGAGCCAGTCGCCAGCAAGCGGCTGTTGCCGGTGTCGGATATGGCGTAATGCGTAGCCGTTCCGGTGCCTGTCACAGATGCGCCGCTCACAGCAGCCAGAGTAACCTTGCGCCCGTTTGGCGAGGCATCAGCGGGAGCCGATATGCTTATGCTGGTTTCGTTGCCAAGCGTGTATGTGCTTGTCGCCTCCGCATATGACGCTGGCTCCTGCGAGCAAATATCAACGCGGTTGGCCTCCGTATCCAGAACGGTTAGACCGTTGTCTAAAACGCGATCATTTAAAGTCGCCATCAGTAACTCCTGATCTTAATGCGCTGCCCCGCGCTGTTGAATTTTGCTTCTTCGCTGTCCTGATTTATACCATCAATTGCACTTTGCAGCAATGCCGCCCATATTTGGATACGGCCATCGTCTGCCAAGTAAGGCGCACTATGCATAAGAGATCCGTAAAGGTACGCATCAGGATAGTAAGTCAGCAGCCAATTTGTAGCGTTACTATCGCTCAGTGCTGTTGGCTTACCATAATAAACCATCTCAACTGTATGATCTGACGCTGGGGTAGGAAACAACTCTAACGATCCATCAGTAATAGCAAAGAACTGAGGTATGCCTGATGTGTCTTTATTGTTTTCGCGCATCTCCATCATGGTTCCTTGACCCACCATCTCAAGCCGCCGCGTGTTGTCGCTTGTAAGGCTGAACCTGATTGGCTCCATAAAGTCAGAAGGAAAAGAAGTGTATTGTGCGCTTACAATAGCTGTTGATCTTTTCTCTTGCCGCCAATGTCTGATTTTGCGGTTAAAGTTAGCTTCAGCCAACGCAATGAAACTAGGGATTGTTGACGTTAGATCATCCCTGTTGAGAAAATCAGCTATGCTGGATTTTAGTTCATTGTAATTTGTAATAGGCATTTTCTTCACTTTCTATTACTTTTACCAAATAACGCTTCTGCATTGTGCTGGTAGCTTCTTGCCGAATAATCTCAATGCTTTTATAAAATGGATCACTACGCATTAAGCCCAGCCCCATATCATCAACTTCTATTTCATATTCTGTCATTTTTTTATGCTCTCTAGGTATTCCACCAGTGACATCATTTCTTGCCCCAACGGTTGAACCTCTTGCGGGATCACTTCGTTGAATTGAGTATAGACATCTGGCCTGTATTTTCTATTGCTAAGGCCCAAATATTTAGCTTCTTTTGCTAAACTCATTGCCCTGCCTTGCACCATTAGATTTACTTCATACGGTGTAAATTTCTTGTCAAACTCTGCCAACCTGTCCATTACTTCTTCACGCGCTAAAGGCATAAACCTTTTAACATCTTCAGAAACATCGTAGAAGGCTTCTTCATCAGCAGTTGTTTTGTGGATAACTTCACCCAAACCACTTTCGGGCGTATAATTAGATGTTCCAAAATAGGATTGTGGCGGGTAAGGGTCATAAATTACTTCTGGCACTTCACCGTACTTAGATAATCGCGTTCCATAAGCTAACTCACGCTCCATGCCGCGAATATTAGGATTGCTTAAATGCTGCAAAGGGTCAATGACTGGCCGCACCTCATCAGAATAATGAAACAAATCAAGCAAGCCTCTTGCTAACTGTGAAGCTTGCCGTAAACCCTTCCGCATTATCTGCCCCACTTCTTGATAATTTCGTCTAACTCATCACGCTCAATGCCTTTTGGCATACCCTGTGGATCTACAGCCCAATCTGGCAGCAAACCGGCTTTCTGATCGGCAAACACTGTATCAGCGCCCAAAGCAGTAGCATTTTGATCTGCAAATGGCCCACTGTTTAACCAGCTATTTTGACCGCGTGTCTCAGTTGTCATGGCCTTGCGAGCTTCTGGGCTAAACATCCTGCTATGCTCTAACCATGCGCGTTCTTCGCCTTTTGCTCTGAATTGAGGGTTTCCTGCACCTAAATGACCAAACATATCATGCACAACGCGGAAAGCGTCATTTGCAACAGCATCTTCCTTATCGCCAACTCGACCAACAAAACCTAATAATGGGTTGTCTGAAGCGTCAAACTCACCCGATCCGTAGCCAAAGTCAGTAGGAAATACAGTCAATTCCTTGTTTTCCACAACATCTTGATAACCCATCGCTGGGCTTTTGGCATATGGATCTGTCTGGCCCTCGCGCAGAAACTTAAAATCTATGCCAGTATTTTTAAGCGCCTCATACTGCGCCATTGTTTCATTTTTTAACGCTTCATATGCAGCTTTTACTTCTGGATTATCTGGATCGTGCTTCATGCGCTCATACGCTGCTGCAATGTATTTAGCCCGCTGCTGATCCAATTCTGGATATTCAATGTATTCTGGAATATCTATGCCAGCTTCATCCATATATTTACGGGATGCGCTTTGCACTTCAGCAATTGGCCTAGAAGAAAATCTGCCCTCATCTGGGATACCTACTGCTGCCGGTCTGCCCTTTTCTGGCAAATTCATTACATCAGGGTTTCCCTCTAATGTATCGCCAAGAAGATATGGCCTTGATCGCCTGACCATAGATCCAAACTCACCGGCTTTATCAATTAACCCCGCAAACGGTGCAGCAACCATCTCTAATGGCGCTTCATTCTGCATTGCCAATAAATCACGACCTAATCTGTCACTGGAACTTTCGTTGAGATAAAATGGGAAACCTTCAGCAGCAGATTGGATCGCTCCTGTAGTAACACCTGTTGCTGCCCTATAAGCCGGTTCAATCGCACTAACAGCCCGTAACAATCCATACAAAGGATTAAATGATCCTTGCCCAATTTCCCCAATTTCATCCAATTCTGATAAAGCGCGTTGCGTTGTTTGCCTACCGATACTTTGACGCGGATCACGGTATTCTGGATGTAAAGCGCCTCTGTTCTGCAAAAGAAAATCTATAAAACTTGCCATTTTATCTTTCCGACAAATATCTAAACAAACCGCGAGCAAACCCCATCTTAGTTGCGGGGCTTATGCCAGAATGTAAAAGTGTCTTTAGCGTATCCATACCGACATCAAGATTGCTTTTATCTGGATCTCTAAAATTATCTAATTGATTTCTAAAATAATCTTCGCCCGCCTCTGGCGAAAGATCATACATACTTCCAGCAAACAAACCTTTTTTCGGCCCCATATTTGTCATTTTTGACATCATATAAGCTTCTTGCGGGCCAGCGGGCATTGACTGCAATCTCTCTACAGCGCGTTTTAGTGTGGCTTCACCATACATATGACCTTCAACGCCATCCTCTCTAGGACGATAAGCGTTGAAAGTATCACCTGTTATTTGTGCGTAAAGATCCCTAAAGCTTTCAGCCATCTAACACTTCCACCTTTTACGCGCAGCCTTGCCCCGCTCACCCGTCCAGCCCTGTGATCTGGCGCAGAATGATTTTTTGCGGGCCTTTTCTTTCTTAGTCTTTGGGCTAGGCGCAGGAGCCTTCAGATTGCTCCCTGTGGCCTTGTTATACTTTGCCCTACCCTTGGCCGTTAAGCCACCGCCACGCTTCACAGACAGCTTTTCACCGCGCCCCACTGATAAGCTTGGGCCAGACTTTCGGCTTTTAGGTTTTGCTTTGGTCACTCAACAAGCCCACCAACATAGAGTTTATGCAATTCCATAACATCAGCATCACTGAAACCCATAGGGTCAAAGCCTATTGCTGAGAGATCCGCCTTCATTTGCTGTAAACGCCCACCATCGTTTGATAGCGTTGTAGGAGCCATAGTAGGAGCAACCATGTCTGAAGCCTGATTTACATCAGAAAAACCTTTGCGATAAGGCCTTCCAGACGGTTCAAAAAAGGTTTCATCTTTTACCATAGGTTTTCCAAATTGCATCGTAAGGCCACCGCCGTAATTCATTGGATCTGGCAGGTTCATTTCGGATTGAACACTTGGCGCGGCGGCGCGCGCAGCTGGCATACCACCGCCAACAGGTGTGCTGCCAAACGCCATGCTTGGTGCGGGA